ATAATGTACTTTTAATAAAAGCCGTGCTTGATATTTGTGCTGTTATAATATTAACTTTTGCACACACTATTGCTGTAGTGTCGTCTGTTGCCTTTGGTTATTTGTTTATTAGTATAATAGCATCATACATGTTTTGTTTAGACAGGAGTAACAAAAATGCTTGAGGTATTAAAAGCCACTATACTTTTTATTGTAACATTAGAGCCAAATCATTACGTGCATAAAGATGATGTAAAGCTTACTTTGTTGGCAAAAAGTTACATTGAAGCTAGCGATAAATACGATATAGATCCTTTTCTGGTTATTTCAAATACATTTTTTGAAAGCGATTTCAAACCTGAAGCAATTGGCGCAGCTGGCGAAGTAGGCGTTGCACAAGTTCATGGTGAAGCGAAACGTTTGTGTCGTCAACAAGGTTATAATGAGAACACTATTCGAGGAGGCGTTTTGTGTAGTGCGTATTTATTGAGACGTGGAAAAAATATGTGCGGTAGTTGGTTAGTCAGTTTAGTTAAATATAGATCTGGGCAGTGTTTGAAACATAATGCTTTCTATTTGCGAAAGGCGCGTATGCGATATAGATTTGCGCAACGTCTTAAGAGGAGCTTTGTAAAATGAATAGGCTACAAAATAATTGCCTTTTGCGAACAGACGGTGAGCAAGTATATTATATTTGTTCTGGGTCACGAAAAAATCATGGCTGTTACTTTCATGACAATACAAAAACTTTTGGAAATCATTGCGCGAAGTCACAGTATTTAATTGAAGTTGAAGAAATGCAGTGCACATCTAATAGAGCTATAAAGCACCTAAAAGATAGTTTTTGTGATTTTTATAATTTAAAACAAGCCCATTTTTTAGATAGCTTTGTACATGAAACATACAAAGATTTAGAAGATAAATAATGTGTACTAAACTATTTCCGCTATCATCAGCAGGTTGCAATCGTTATCATTTGTGTGTATTTTGTAAATGGGAAATATACATAGTAATATTTTTATTGGAGTAATAAATGAGACTATACAATAAAAACTTATTACTTGTCATTGTTATTACTGCTTGGATTACATGGATAGTACTTAGTATATTGTTCTAATGCCTCGCGGAAGACCGACACAAACAGGACTGCCTCAAGATCTGCCAGTAGTATCAGATAGTGAGAAAATAGCAGTTATTGTTTCTGCTTTTTATACGGCACTTGCTCTATCAGAAGATCTTGATCTTGAGACTTGGGGTCAACTTTATAGAAAATTACCGCGTGAATCATCAGCCGAGTATGGTGACTGGTCTTTACGTCGATTTCCTTTTTTGCGGAAAATAGCGCGCGCGCTAAATCCAAAATCAAACGCCGTTGAAATCGTAGTAATGAAAGGCGCGCAACTTGGTTTTACTGAATTGTTAATTACTTGGCTGTTATACATTGCTGATGTGTATCCTAGTCCATGTATCTATACACAAAACACGGATGACGCTGTTAAGGATTTCGTAAAGCAAAAATGGAAACCAAGTGTCAAAGCTTGTGAAAAATTGTTATACATACTTGGCGAGAATAAACCAAATTATCTTTCTCGGTCATGGGACAATCACGGTTATCCTGGCGGCTTTGTCGCAATGGGCGGCGCTAGTGGATCATCTGATTTTATTAGATCAAAATCAGTTCGTTATGCTGGCGTGGATGAAGAAGATACATATAAATTAAATGTAAGTGAACAAGGCTCACCAATTGGAATGATTAGAAAAAGACAACAGACATTTTCGGATAAGAAAATGTTTCGCTTGTCGACACCCGTGTTAGAAGAGACTAGCACAATAAAACCAGCTTTTCTTGCTGGGTCACAAGAGTACTTTTATGTACCGTGTCCTTATTGTGGAGAGTTTTTTGTTATTAAATGGGAACAAATAAAATATTCAAAGAAACTAGATACAAGTGGACTACCGACAGAAATATTTCTTGAGTGTCCTAGTTGTGCCGATAAGATAATAGAGCTTGAGCATAAAGATTACATGCTTGATAATGGTGATTGGTTTTCTACAAAAAACACTGAAAATTCAGAGGAACCATTAAATAGATACAAAGTAGGCGATATTGAATTTCCATCTTTTCATCTGTCGTCATTCTATTCTCCTGTTGGCCAATTCTCTTGGCGAGATGCTATTAGAGAATGGTTTGAGTATACCGCGACAAATGATATAGAAAAATTGAAAGTCATTATTAATCAGACTTGGGGCGAAACTTTTTCGGATGAAGGTCGTGAAATATCCACTAATTATTTGGTACAACGTCGTGAGCAATATACTAATGAAGTGCCAGAAGGTTGTCTTGTGCTGACAGCTGGCGCTGATATTCAAGATGACCGAATTGAAATTGAGGTAGTTGGCTGGGGTATGTTCGAAGAAAATTGGTCAATTGATTATGTTGTTATTTATGGTGATACTAGTCAATTAGGTGACTTACAAGGTTTATTACCCGATGGTCAACCGACTGTTTGGAAATTATTAGATGATTATTTATTGACAAAATTTGAGCATCCATCGGGTTATAAAATGCCTATTGAATGCGCAATGATTGACTCACATTATAAAACAGAGGAAGTCAACATCTTTTGCAAGCAAAGAGAGACAAGACGAGTGTATCCTATTTGTGGTATTGAGGGCTGGAGTAAAGGACTTTGGTCTTGTAATAAATCACGTCATGAAAGATATGGTACCTTACAATATAGAGCGCATGGTTATGAGCTGAAAAATAAGATCTATGCGATGCTTAAAATAGATAATATCGGACCAGCTTATTGTCACTTTCCTATTAGAGATATTTATAATGAAGCACATTTTTATGGCCTTACTTGTGAGTATAAAGAAAGTCGAATAACAGGAGGAAGACTCAAGCTTGTGTGGGTTAATAAGACTGGCGCACGTAATGAGCCTTTGGATTGTAGACAATATGCCTATTGTGCATTTCTAGCATATCCTGTTAATTTATCCCACAGATTGAAGAATGGTTTTGTTGAACAGAAAACACGCAAGGTGCGTGTCAAAAAATACGGGAGTGATGGATTATGATTAAAAGGATTGCAGCATTATATATACATCCGAAAGGACCTTATTATGGACACGAACAAATAGATCCTTGGGGACTTCCTTATTTAGATGCTCGTGAGTATATTGGTCCATATCCTGTTATAGTACATCCTCCTTGTAAACGATGGGGTAAATATTGGTTTGGTGGACCAACTAGTAAAATTAAATATAAAGTAGGCGATGATGATGGTTGCTTTAAACATGCCCTTTGGGCTGTACGTAGCTTTGGCGGTATTCTAGAGCATCCGGAAGGCTCAAAAGCTTGGGAATATTTTGGTCTAATAAAACCAAAACGGTATTCTTCTTGGATTAAGTCGGATGCTTTTGGCTATAGTTGCTATGTTGAACAATGCAACTATGGCCATAAAGCAAGAAAACCTACTTGGTTATACGCTGTAAACACTACACTATTTTCTGTAAATAATAGTAAAGGTACTTTTACACATGCTATTGACAATTACTATTATAAAAAATATGGCCTACAAAAACTTGAATATTTGTCTAAATTTGATCGCGAGGCCACACCTAATTTATTTTTTAATCTTTTATTGAGCCTGGCTCAATCCTGTTATGAAAGTGAGGGATTATGAGAGTTACAAATAAAGATAGAGTTGCCCACGTAGTAAGCTGTTTATTTAATTGTGATGAAATTATTACTGAAGACTATAGTAATTTGACTACAGAACAATATGTAGTGTATTGTAGGTGGTATAAAAAATGTCCTAATACTAGTAGCCATAAAGAGGACCATATTACAATTATTAAAATGCAAACACTATTTACTAGATTAGAATCAAATAATATACAGCTTATGAGATTAGGTTTAAGTACTATAGATGTAAAAGCCTATATGAAGATGCATGGTATGTTATCTTTAGAAGAACAATCTAAAATAGCTCAAACAGAATGCTTTGATTTCTGTTTTAGAGTAGTCTACTAGAAAGGATTGTGTGGTTATGGAATTTGAATTTTGTGACAATAAACCTTGCTATATAAACGAAAAAGGTATCAAGGTACACATATTTGAGCATGGCGCTTACGTGTGTAATTGTGGTGAGAAGAAAGGTGAGCCAATGTATATTGGCTTTTTGAAACGAGATAGAAAGAAGAAAAAGAAAAATGCTTGACGTTATATTTAATATTTTTATGCCTTGGCTTGGCGCAACTAACGCAATTAGTTTGTACAATTGTTACATACTACAAAGCAGGAAAATATGCAAAATATAAAAAGAGTAAATAAAGGGGATAGAATAAATATTATAATTAAACCTATTAATCATAGAGAAACTGGCTATTGTCCTAAAGCAATAGCTCCTGAAAACGGTATACTTATTGAAAGTACAGCAAGAAATTTAGATTCTGTATTTATTGGAGAGTCTCTTTTAAAGAAGCTTGGCTTTTTTACTTGTAGTAATTGGCCAAGTGTTATATAGTCAAGGTTGTGTTGTTCGCTTCTTGTCTCCTTTCTGTTGTGGGGTTGCCCCCTAGCCAATAACGACCACAAATCAGGCTAGGGGGCGCTTTTATCTTGTCTTTTTATATCCAATAGTTTAGCATTATTAGTGAACGGGCGAGCCGTCACAGTCTATAGGCATCCCGTTCGCCTGACTGTGATGGCAGCTTCTAACCTATAATTCTAAATTTTCTAATTATATATTTTGTAAGGCAAAAAGAATATGAAATATTTTTTTGTCGCATGTGTTACACTGATGTGTCTTTTTGGTTGTTCAACAATTCAACAGCCGTTGCCAAGTACAACTGATAACTCACGTGATTGTGCAATTGTATGTGCTACAGTTGAGTATTTGAATTGTTGGGATGACTCAACCGTGAAAAAAGTGTTTTATAATACATTTGATTTTGTCGCATGCTTTTCAAAATGCAATGCGGAAAAAAATATTCTTTTGTCTATTGATGTTAGCTGCATTCAATCAGCGCCATTATGCGATAAGATAAAAAGCTGTATCAATATTAATTGACAGATACCGATCGTATAGCTGAGACACGTACTAGATTATCTCGATATATTGCCGCTGAAACTGCTGTTTTACAAGGTCAAGCTTACTCTATAGGTCCGCGATCTTTGACGCGTGCCGATCTTTCTGAAATACGAAAAGCGATTATTGATTTGTATGCTGAGTTAAATACTCTTGAGGGTGGATCTATTCGTTTACAAAGGGTTGTTCCGATAGAATGAATTTTTTAGATAAAATAGCTTTGGCTGTATCTCCAAAGTGGGGCGCTAATAGATTGAAGTATCGTGCTTTTGCCAATGCTGTTGGTGGATATGTAACACCCTATACTGATAAAAAATCTATGCGCGGTTTGAGATCTATTGGTCTCAAATCACCAAAAGCCGATATATCAGATAAATTGGATGGAATTAGAGCGCTATCCCGAGACGTCTATATGACTAGCGCGCTTGGCGCAGCTATTATTAAACGTCATAAGACGCAAACTATTTGTTCAGGTTTAAAGTTTCAGTCAACACCAGATCGAGACTTTCTTGGTATGACAACTGATCAATCTCGTGCTTTTGGTAAAGAGTATGAACGTTACTTTGATTTATGGGCCGAGTCAACTTTTTGTGACATAAAAGGAAATCTTACATTTGGTCAATTACAAGGGCTTGTGTATTTGTCGTTGTTAATGAATGGTGACTTTTTCTGGATGCCTATTTGGAGAAAACCAAAAAACTCAGAATTTCCCTTTGAATTGACGGTAAGAATAATTGACGCTGATTTAGTTCGAAATCCTTATAACGTACCGTTAGATAGGATTCAGAATGGTGTAGAAACAGATGATAATGGTGAAGTGGTAGCTTTTCATGTTTGGAATAGTTACAGTGACGGCACTGACATAACTGGTGCAGTATCTAGAAGAATATTTTCAACGCGTATACCTGTGTACACAGAACGTGGAAGAAAACAAATTTACCACGTTTTTAATCCTGAACGTTTTGATCAATCTCGAGGTTTACCAGCATTATCGAATGTTGCCGAAACGCTTAAACAATTAACGCGTTTGAATGAGGCGACAGTTATGGGGCAATTGGTGTCGTCTTTCTTTACTGTATTTGTTAAAGACGCCACTAATTTAGGTGGTGCGATTAATCCTGCTTATACCTCTATTGATAGATATAATGAAAATCAAACTGACCCAGATAGCTTTGATCAAGATCTTGAAATGGGCTATGGAAATATTGCATATATTGGTGGCGGAAAAGACATTTCAATAGCCAATCCAAATAAGACTGACGCTGATTATCACCAGTTTTTTGATAACCAAGCAATACAAGCTTGTGGAGGTGCGAATATGCCTTATGAACAAGCTGTAATGCATTATACAAGTTCTTATACTGCTGCGCGCGCGGCGGATAACGCTGTTTGGAAGCATAGAATTGAAGATAGGGCAATTATTTCAAACGGCTTTTGCCAACCGTTAGCTGATGAAATTCTTTTTGAATCTGTGTTAAAGCGATATATAAGTGCGCCAAAATACTTTGTGTCTTATTTGAATAAAAAATCTTACTCCAAGGGTTATTGGGTAGGTGTAGGACGTGGCTATGTTGATCCTTGGAAAGAGATAAAGGCTTCGGCCGAAGGTGTGAAAAATAAATTGTCTACAAGAGAAGATGAATACACAACGCTTTTTGGCGGTCGTTGGGATAGTATGATCGAACGGTACGCTGATGAAGAAAAACGCATAAATGAATTATTAGGTGAACAAACATTGCCGCAACAAAAGCAATTTACTGAACAGTCACAAACAGAGGATGAGACAAATGTTGATTAGTGATTTTCAATGGGCAATGTCGAATGAATATTTTGACGCTTTATGCGCTCAGTATAATAGAAATTCTGTTCAAATAGTGACTGAGCGCTACAAAGGATTGTCCACAACAATTCTTAACGGTGTAGGGTATATTCATGTTTATGGCACTATTTTACCGCGCGAAACATTTATGACTTATTTTGGCTATGGTACTGCAATTGAAAGTATAACAAATGATATTGTTGCTTTGCGTAATGATAGTCAAGTAAAAGCTATTGTATTAAATATCGACAGTCCTGGTGGTGTTCTTAGTGGTGTAGCTGATTTTGCGGCGCTGGTGAAAAGTATTGATAAACCAGTTTATGCTTTTGCTCAAAAAGCATTGTCGGCGGCGTATTGGATCGCTGCAAGTACTAATAAAATAATTTTAACGCCTACTGGTGTTTCTGGGTCTATTGGGGTTATTCTTTCAGTTATTAAACAAACCGGTGACTCAAATGTTATTGATATTGTATCGTCTCAATCTGAAAATAAAAACATAGATCCCACTTCTGACGCAGGAAAAGCTCAATTACAAAAACTTGTAGATGATCAGGCAAATGTTTTTGTGTCTACTATGGCTGAGTACAGAGATACAACTATTGAAAAGGTTCTTTCGGATTTTGGTCGTGGGGCTGTATTTGCAGCTGATGAATCGAAAAATAGAGGGATGGTTGATAACGTTCAGCCGTTACCAACATTTTTGAGTAGTTTGGAAACTCAAAACAATAGGAGAGTATTTGCAATGGCAGATCAAAATGAAAAGACAGTTGCCAATGCTGTTGACGCAACGGCTGAGGTAGAGAAAGAATTATCACGAATTAAAGCTATTGAAGGTTTGTCGAGTATGTTTTCTGCTTATCCTTCAAATGTTCGTGAAAAAATCAGTGATGCTATTAATCGTCTTAAGTATGACAAAGATCAGACTAAGGCGACAGTTTCGGAACATTTGTTGAAAGTTGTAGCAGAGTCACAAAAAGAAATCTTTACAGCTGAGTCAAAAGATAGAGAGGAATCTTTGAGCTTGTCAAAACAAACGACACCTCCAAAAATGCCAGAATCAAACGTTGAGAATAAAGACAAGTCCAAAGTTGATTTGGGTGAAGCATTGGTTAATGCGCGTAAACAGCGTCTTGCTGCGATGAATGGAGGATATAATGTCAACTGATATTACAAGAGACAATCTCTATTCACCAAATCAATTTCCAGTTGTTTCGGGAGAAACAGAAATTGCAGCGTCGCAAACTTTGGCGCGTGGCTGTTTGATTGGAAAACAGACTTTGGATGATGCGGTTACTGTTACGCCTACTGGCTTTACACCAGCCACAACTGCTACAGCTGCGCTTGACACAACTGTTCTTGCCAAAGTCGGAACGTATACAGCAACTTGTGTTGCTGTTGTTGCTACAACTGGAGGTGTTTTCCAAGTTACTGATCCTGATGGTTTGAATATAGGCGTTGCTTATACAACTGTCGAATTTAATTCTGGTGGATTGGTTTTTACGTTGCCTGTTTCCAATGGTTCCGATGATTACGCCGTTGGGGATACGTATGAATTTATTGTTGCGGCAGGGAACGGATACGGATACGCTCTTGATACAACAAATGGAGACGGAACAAATAAAATTTTTGGCGTGTTGCTGCGATCTTCAACAACCGGTATTGGCGAAACTGACGTGTGCCCAGTTGCAAGAACGGGTCGCTTTATGTCTCAAGCGTTAACCGCAGCTGACGGTGTAACAATAACTGATTTGATTGAAGCGCTTGAAGCTAAACACATTTATATCGATTTGTCTGATTCAGACAATGATCTTATTGGAGGTTAACAGCTATGGGACATTTCACTATTACCGATTTCACGCCACGCGACATGCTCCGATTATTGGAACAAATGCCGCGTCCTACAAATTTTCTGCAATCAATGTTTGTGAAAGAGCGCAACACAACCAATAAAACTGTATTGGATATTGACAAGATCTTCGGTCGTCAGTTGGTTGCGAGATACTCTTCTCGAGAAGGGGACATGAACGTTGTTGGCAAAGGTGGATTTTCGACAAATCACTTTGTAGCGCCTTATGTGACAGAAAAATTCTGTTATAAGCCTAGCGACGTTGACGTTCGTGGCGCTGGTCTTACTGTGTATGACGATCAAGTTGCTTATTTGTCTCGTTTTGTTGAGCGCGCCATGAACGATTTGGAAGATCGTTTTGATCGCCTTGAGGAGTTGCAACTTGCTGAGGCATTGCAGGAAGGCACTGTCACTGTTGACGGAAAAGAGACGAATTACACGATTGATTTTGAGCAAAAAGACACACATCTTGTCGACTCTGTTGATACAGATTGGAGTGACCCAACTGCTGATATGCTTGGCGATATTGCTACATATTCACAATTGATCGCCGATACAGGCGCGTCTCCACCTAATATCGCAGTTTGTGGTGGAAAAGCGGGTGGGTGTATTCCAAAAAATACTGCTTTTGTCAATTCTCTTGATAATCGTAGAATTTTGACGGGGGAAATTAATTATCAACAGTTGAATAGACAACGTGCAACATATATCGGTCGAGTAATGGGAATTGGCTTTGATGTTGCTGTGTATGTTTATTCAGGTATTTATGAGAAAATGGTCGATGGGACGCGCACAGCCTACAATTATATTGATCCTTGGAACGTGATTCTTGGTTCGACAAATGCTGATGTGAGGTTTCACTACGCGAAAATTGAAAACTTCAAAACTGGTGATTTTATTGGTACTCGTTTTCCGAATCAAACTGAAGATGATGACGGTCGTCAACGGGCTATTTCGCTTGAGTCTTCTCCTCTTGTCGGCTTTCACGATACTGACGCGTTTGTTCGTCTTACCGTAGGATCGGATGATTGATATGTGCGATCAAATAAAAGTGAAAGTAACAAAAAACTCTATTCTGTATCGAGGAAAACCACGAACTAGTGCAAGCGATCCTTTTTATATGCCGCGTGAACTTGCACTAAAAATGCTTCATAATGGTGCGCATATTGAAATAGTCACTGATGAGATAATTGATGATGAAGAAATTATTGATAAGGAAGAAAGTACTGATAACGAAGAAATAATTGATGATGAAGAAATTATTGATAAGGAAGAAAGTACTGATGACGAAGAAATAATTGATGATGAAGAAATTATTGATAAGGAAGAAAAACCGAAAAAGAAAAGACGAAAAAAGAAGTAGATTAAATGGCAGTTTCCGGAATATTTGAGTGTTTTAAATATGCTCGTTCAATAAAAAAGATAGATTTATTGAATGATAGTATTGTTGTTTGTTTGATGCTTGAAAGCTACGAACCCAATTTTGACAACGATACTTTTTACTCAGATATTCCGGAAACTTTGCTTTTATCAGAAACACTTCTACTTGGTAAGTATATTGATAATAATATTTTTAAGGCTGCACAACCAATATTTGAAAATATCAGCGTTGGCGAAATAGTACAAGGAATTATATTATATAGAGACGCTGATTATATAGAAGATACTTTACTAATTGCCTATTTTAATTTTGTTGATTTAGTTGTAACACAAGGTGAACTTGTGACTATAGTTTGGAATGAACAAGGTATAATTACCTTGTGAGGAGTGAGATAAAATGGCATTAACAGCTGTTAAATTTTACGCTGCAATAACGCGGCAAGCGTCAGGGGCAATTGATTGGACTTCTGGGTCACTTGTAGTAAAAGCGTCTTTATCAAATGTTGAACCAACACAAGCGACTGATAGTGTATGGGCTGATATTTCAGCTGATGAGCTTGCTGATGGTAATGGTTATACAACTGGTGGGGAGACTCTGACTATTGGTACAAAAGAATTATCGGGAGGTATTTTTATAGTTCCAGTTGTTGCAGACGTTGTCTGGACGGCAACGGGTGCTATGGGGCCATTTCGTTTTATTGCTTTACGCGTAACAAATGTTTCTGGAGAACCTTTGTTGTCGTATTATGATTATGGGTCTTCTTTGAATTATATAGGTGGCGAGAAATTCACGCTACCCTTGAATGGTAATAATATCGTTGAAATTAATTGATAGGTGATCTGTGGCGACAATAACGTCAGCACAAAGCGGTAATTGGTCAAGTGGATCTACGTGGATCGGTGGAACGTCTCCTGGAGATGGGGACATTGCCGTTAGAACTGTAAATCACGTTATAACAATTGACCAGTCTATTACTGTCGGCATAAATGGTGGGCCATATAGTGACGCTATACGTGGGCCATCATCTACAAGTGCCGATAGTGGAGGTTTTGTTATTGCCGACAACGTTGTTGTTACGTTAAAAGGATCATTTATTTCTGGCGGGGATGGCTCTTATATAACACTTGGAGTTAGTGCTGGTGGTGCTAAGATTGTTTTCTCATCTTCTTTATCAAGTGATCAAAAGTTATCTGTCGGAAATGGCGACGGTGTAAAAGGAACGTTTACAGTTAATGGCGCTGTAAGTAATTTTTGCGAGATAGAGAATCAAGGCTCGCATAATGTATATTTTCAAGCCGGTAATCCTGGCGCTTGGTGGTATTATTGTGAGTCTTGGTACGGTTCTTATTTGTATTTAAAGAATATCGCTGGCGCTGTTATTGGTGGTGAATGTCAAATAGATCATTGGATTTTTGACGCTGATAGTATCAGTGATTCTTTTTGGCCGTTGCCACAAATACAAGGCGATAAAGATTTTATAATGAATAATTGTTCTTTTTTAAATCCTAGCGCTACAGTTTGTTGGTTCTTTGATGACGTGACTACGGGTAGTAGAACATTACAAAATAATGTATTTGTCAGTGAATTATACTGGAGTGGTGCTGCTACGTGGGATGGTCTTGTATTATTAGGTGGTACAAATGGAGACGGTGTAAATAAAGGCACAATACAAAATAGTTTTGTAGATCCTGCAGCTGGTAGCGGTTTAAATGGCTTTGTGTTTTCTGTCGTAAAAGATAATTTTGTGTATTATCCGACTGGTGATAATCCACATTTTTTATTTGCTACTCCTGACGAGTCTACAGAATTCGACGGTAACGTTTTTGAATTTGGATCGGATTGGTCTAGTGACCCAGGAGATTGTATATTGTGTACTGGTGGCGGGTCTGTTAGCCACACAACTATAATTAAAAATAATATCGAATTACCTAACGCGAGTGGTAGACAATCCGGAACAATGGTTTCTTTATGGGCCGATACTTATAATGATATACAAATTTATAATAATACATTTTATACTGGTGTTAATGTTGAAGATAACGGTAGCGTAAGTTTAGTATCGGCTTTTTATAATAATTTATCATACGGTCCAAATGGTCAAAACCTTACCAGTTTTAGCGGTGGCGGTATTGTCGAGGATGTGTATGATGATGCAGACTATAACAGCGCTCAAAATTTATCCGACCCATATGTTGATAATTCAAAATTCGCTATTTCGCCTGGAACAAATGATTTTAATGCCGACCCTTCGTTTGTTGATAGTACAAGAGATTTAGCTAAGTGGGCAGTTGAGGAACTTGGGTCAAGCTCGGGTACTGAGGCTTTGAGGCGTATTGATGCAATAAACGCATTGATTGCTCAAAACGATCCTAATGATTCTAATTATAATGTTAATGGAACGGTGAACAATTTATTAACTTATATAAAGACAGGTTTTTCGCCCACAAATTCTGACTATAGCACAGCTGGAAAAGGTGGTAGCTATCCAAGTTATATTGGTGCAAAAGATGTTCAAGTACCCATTGAAAATGACGCTTATTTAGATCCTACTATTTTGTCATTGGTTAACTATTCATTTCTTCCACTTCGATCATTGATTGGAAGTATTGATAACACGTTTCTTATTTTGAGTGTGCATGATACTCAACCATTGAGACAATTACAGCCATTATTGGACACTGTGTACTTAAGCACGTCACTCTATCAGTTTGACGGCTTGCGACAATTAATTAGTGATTTGAGTACAGTTAGTAATGTTTTAACTGTATCATCTATTCAACCAATTAGGGCACTAAACGCAGATCTGAGCAAATATATTTTTTCATTATTAGTGTCTGATATTTCCCCAATAAGTGAAGAACTTATCAATAATATAGCTGATATTGATACAATAAATTTTATTCTTACATTATTTGGAATACAGCCTATTAGAGCGTATTCTCCAGAAATTGACGCGTGTATTTTTAATTTTTCAAATTACAGCTTTCAACCTACGCGAGAACTTATTGCGGAATTAAATTCCGTAACACTTGAACATTATATGATTGTGTTTGATGCCTTGCGTTCTTTGAATGCTTCTTTAAGCAGCATATCATTTGCTCTATCAGTTATAGACACTAGCGCACTAAGATCTTTAGTTGGTTCGCTTAATACTTTGATCAATACTTTTTCGTTATATCAAGTTGCTCCTTTACGAGAATTATTGGTTGACCTTTCAACATTATTACTTGGAACAAATATACTAAATATTGATGCTTATAGAGAGGATATTGCACCAATATTACCTTACACAGTTAGTCTGTCTGTTAAATCGATTGCGGCTTTGCGAGCGCTTCAAAGTGCATTAAATGCAGTGATCTTTAGTTATAACTTTATTGACTTAGACCCTTTGGCGTTTAGATCTTATGTCGTCGATACAATATTATCAGCTGTAGCAGAAAGTTTTTCAATTGGTTCGGGTGAAATTGCGTATACTGATTTTGAAAAGCAGTTGCAGACAGACCTAGAGAATGTGTTCTTTTCTGACTTCAAAAAGAAAGTGCCTTGTTATTATTATCACGCAAATGGAAAAATAATAGAAAGTTACCCGTGTATATTTGACGATCCTTCGGTAAATGTAACTATAGATAAAGCTATTGTGAATGGCATACAGCCGACAATTCAAATACCATCACATTTATTAGTACATCCAGTACAGCCAAGAAAAGACTACTTAACAATAGGTGGTGTGAAGTATACAGTTGAGAAATGTGATCAAGACGGTTTCGGCGTCACAGATTTAACGCTAAGTGTATCAAAATGAAAAACACACAAAGATCACTTATTCGACAGTATTTAGAACTTTTGATAAAAACAAAAGTTGCTGTAGGTGATCGTGTTTTTATAAATAGAGACCTAGAGACGTCACCATTGGTTTACATTGATTTGCCTTGTGTATTGATTGTATTTAATGATGATTCGTTCAATCCTATTGTTGGGTCTAATAATAAAGTTGATGAATACGAAAATATTCTAGATATTTTTATTATTCCAGTTGTGAGTATACCTGACAGTGAAAACGCACAAGATACTATAGATAATTTAGAACATGATATTATTCGAGCACTATATGACGATTATAAATTTTCTAAATTATTGGCGAATTATGATCCACTAAAAGAATTTAATGCTGGGTTAACAATGGGTCATTGTGTAAAATCAGTAACACCTTATGTCTTGACGTCGAAAACTGATATTGCAACAATAGCAAATTCAATAAATATAAATATAAAATATAATCTTCAGTCTTGGAGCAATGAAAAACTTGTTGATTTTCTATCCTTTGGGATAGACGAAAAAAATGGAGGATAGAATATGTCCGGAATTCCTAGTAATGTAGTTGAACCAATTTTTGCTATTGATTTTGATTCGTCAAGATCTGGCGCTGGTAATTTTGAATTCCCAGTTCAACTTTTGTGTATTGGACAAAAGTTGTCAACTGGTGAACAAGATAGCGAAATTCCGCTTGTACTTCGCAATGAGTATGAGGTAGGCAAAGCTTTTGGTTATGGTTCACAAATTCATTTGATGGCCAAAAAGATATTTCTTAATTCAACAACTATTCCAATCGTGTTTATTGCTTTGGATGATTTACCTTCTGGTAATACCGCCGCAACAAACGTGATAACTTTTTCAGGAGCCGCCGAAGAAAATGGGTATCTTGTGATTTATATTGGCGGGAGAAGATATTCAGTTGCTGTTTCTGTGGATGACACGGCAGCTAGTGTATGTACAGCGTTGTACAATTTGCTATATCTTGATCGTGCTAATCTTCCTTGTACATTGGCAGACAATACAACTGGTGTTTTGACGCTAACTGCAAAAAATAAAGGCTTGTCGGCAGGAGATCTTAATGTTCGTTTTAATTATAATATTGGTGAGGCAACGCCTACAGGGCTATCTCACGCTATTGTGTACACTCCTGGCGCTGGTGACCCAGATATTGACGACGCTCTAGCTGTGTTAGATGATGATTGGTATCCAGTAATTGTGTCTGCGTATGACGACGCAACAAATATGGGTAAAGTTGAAACGGTAATGCGCACCCGAGCGCACATATTGACGCGAAAAGAAGGGGTTTGTTTTTACGCGAAACGAGACACTACAGCTAATATGGTTACTTTTGCGACTAACGCTAGCAGAAATAGTCAGTATTCTTCTTTGTTTCCTGCTTATAATAGATGCGAGTCAACTTTTGAATTATCCGCTGGTATTGCAGCGGCAGTTGCGCAATCTGTTGTATCAGATTCAGCGCAGCCATTGAAATCAATTAAGTTGAATGGCTTTTTGACGCTCGAAAAATTAGACCGCGTTATATTTAGTGATCGAAATTATCTTGCTCAAAATGGAGTGTCTACTCTTACAGATTATAATGGTGTTCAGACTTCATCAATGATCACAATGTATCGTTTGAATGAATCAGGCGCGCCTGATAATTCGTATAAACAATTGAATACAATGTTTACATTGCTAGATACTCGCTATCAACTAGAAGTACAGATTACTACAAAATATTCTCGCGCAAAACTAGGCACAACTGCTGAGGGAGTGGATCCTGGTCAACAGATAATGACTCCTGCTATAGGTAGAGCGGAAGCGATTATGTGGTTTCGGCGAATGGTTCGACAGGGTAAGTTTGAAAATTTGCTCGATAGGTTTATCGAGTTACTTGAAGTAACTCGAGATGAAACAAATGTAAACAGACTTAATTTTTCATTGCCGCCAAATTTGATGAATCAATTTCTAGTTGGTTCGGGCACAATGTTTTTTGAGCAATAAGAGGTACTAAAATGGGATCAACAGATTTAATTGCAGGACGAATGGAAATAACAGCAAATGGCAGTAGGCTGCAGGTTGCGGGCGCTTTTAAGATTCGCACAGGAACACCAAAGCGCGAGGAACTTGTGGGACCTGACGGATTGCATGGTGTTAAAGAGATGCCTACTGCGCCAGGCGCCAGTGGCACGATTAGAAATAATCGAAATCTCAATGTGACTGAGACCGTTGGAAATATGCAAAATGCGACAATTGTCATCTCGCTTTGTATTGGTAAACAGTATCTTTTAGAGGATTGTGTATACAAAGGAGATCTTGAAATTGACACTGAAAATGCCGAAATTCCATTTGATTGTGTGGCAAGTAGCTGTACGGAAATAAAGGTGTGACATGAATGATTTTTCAGAAGAAATTATCAATACTAACTTTGATGAGAAAAAAGAAAACTCATTAAATGACAATGGTTTGCCTATTACTTTTGACTTGAGCAGACCAATTTCATTTGGAAAAAAAGTTTTTGAGAAGCTTATTTTTACAAATGAAATCACTTTCGGTATGCGTCAACATTTGCCGATTGATCCTAATGATTACAAACAAGGTCATTTTGATCCTATAATTGCAGGCATGTGTGGTGTATCTATTGAGGTTATTCATAAGTTGACACCTCCTGACGCGCTCAAATGTTACTTAATCGCGTATGATTTTTTAGTGAATGGCCGCAAAACACTTTAGAGCTTTTGGCTATTATTGCAAGGGTTTTGCGCTGGTCACCAACTGAGCTTAAGAAAATGACTTTGTCTGAAATACTCAGATGGGTTGATTTGTCTATTGATGTCTATAAACGTGAGCATGGGAGATAATGCCTACAACTGCGCCAATTAAAGTACCAATTTTATCACAAGATAAATGGACAAAAGACTTTAATAGATTGCATCAAAGTTTTGCTGCAATGGGCGTAACTGTAACAAAAGCCGGCTCAGTTCTCACTAGATCTATAACACTTCCCGTTGCTGTTGCTGGTTTTGCAAGCTTAAAAATGGCAAAAGATTTTAACGCTGCGATGGCCAATGTTGGAACACTTATTCCTGGTCAAACACAACGTTTACAAGATCTAAAGTCTGAATTACTGGATTTATCAAAAGTAACAGCAACAAATGAACGCGAACTTGCTGAGGGAGGTTTATATCAAACTATATCAGCTTTTGAAGACTCTACAGAAACAATGGGTAGGCTTGCTGTTGTAGCAAAAGCCGCACGTGCTGGTGTGTCCACAACTGCTGAGTCACTAAATCTTTTGTCCGCAGTTACAAAAGGGTACGGTGATACTAGTGAAAAAGCTGTGCAAAAAGCAGCTGATTTGTCTTTTGAAACTGTTCGATTAGGCCAAACAACATTCCCAGAATTGGCCGCGACAATGGGATCGGTCATTCCACTTGCCGATAAATTAGGCTTATCACAAGAAAAATTATTTGGTCAATTTGCTACATTAACAGGCGTGACTGGTAATACTGCCGAAGTAGCTACACAAATAAAATCATTATTGGGCGCTTTTATCAAGCCTACTTCTGATATGGAGAAACTTGCCAAGAAATATGGCTCGGCTGTTGCTATGGTTCAAAAACTTGGCTTTGAGAAAACATTAGCTGAGTTACAAAAAGCTACTGGCGGGCAAGCTGAAAAATTTGGCGAATTGATTCATAGGAAAGAAGCTTTGATTGCCTTGTTTGCTTTAACCGGTAAACAATCCGATACATTAAAACAAAAAACTGAAGCGATGACTCGCGCTAGTGGCGCATTGGATAGAGCTTTCAAAGCTCAGACGGAAGGTATTAATAAAACCGGATTTGCTTTTGATCAAAGTGTACAGCAAGTTCGAGTAATGTTTATCGAAATCGGCGACAAATTAATGCCTGTATTGGCAAAATTATTGCCTCATGTTAGTAATTTGATTGATAAATTTAATAATCTATCTGATGAACAATTAGAGACACGATTAAAGATTATTGGCTTGATTGCTACTGTTGGTCCACTTGTATTGATTCTTGGTAAAACAATGAGCGCTATTAGTGGCATAATTACTGTATTCGGCAAATTAAAAGATTTACAAAGAGCTTATTTATTAATTACAAATAAAGCTGTGTTAGCACAAAAAGCACAAGCTGTTTCAATGGCTGAAACCAGCGTTCAAGCTGAAATCGCAAGTGCTAAATTATCAGTAGTAAATAAAGAGATGAGCGCCGCTAAATGGGGCGCTGGTGTTTTTGGTTCTGTATTAGTTGGCGGTTTACTTGGCTGGGAAATTGGGACATTAATTCATGATAATTTTATAGAGCCAATTGCAAAGTCAAGAGATGAATTAGCAAAATTGAAATTAGAAATAGCTGACTCTATGCAGAAACTTGATACCAAAAAGGATAAAGTAGAATCTGTATTAGCTAATGATTTAAAAATTTATAAAGAAGAACTTGCTAGATTACAGAGTACAACAACAGAGCTAGAAAAAAATACGCCTTTTTTCAAACAACAAATTGAAAAATTAGAATCTTATATTAAAAAAACTGAGGCATTATATAAACCAAAATATTTGAAACGTATTGATAAAGAAATAGAGACTAGCTACGGGCAGTCCACATATATGCCTGACATAATAGATAAATTGTGGAGTGAGGATAGATCTATTGATTCAAATGTTACTGTAGTTCTTGAAGGTTTGCCTGGCGTACGCGCAAAAGTAAAGAGCGGCAAAAACGTAAAATCTGTAGATATTGAACATAAGGGTAGTGTTATGGAAGGCGCTCTGTAATGCAGTATTTGAAGGCTAGTTATAAAGGAGTACCTTTTTATATACCTGACGAGACCAAGACCAGTGGTACTAGAGTTAATATACATGTGTATCCTGGTATCGATAGATCTGATAAAGAGAAAATGGGCCTAGTTGATTACACATTTGTTATCAATAATGCATATATTTTGGGTGACAATATTGAAGATCAACGCGATAAATTTGAGCGTATATTAGAAGATGGCCAAAGCGGATTTTTGATTAGCCCTTGGAGAGGACCAATTTATTGTAGTGTAGACAGATATACGGCTCATACTGCAATAAAAGATTTTGGTGTAATTTATTACACAATAACTTTTAATGGAGAAGAGACAGATCAACTTGCGCCAAGTGTAAAAGATACTCGAAAAGAGCTGAGAGAAGCGAGGGCGCTATTTACAGAACAAGCAAAGAACGCTTTTGTTCAAAATTATTCTTTGTTTGATAAAGCCAAAGCACAGTTTGACGCGGTAGACTCTGTTATTGAAGAGTGTCTTGACGCTGTTGCACGTATTCGTCAAGCGGCGGTTTCAACTGCGTTAGTGCGACGAGTGCTTGAAAATGCAAGAGGAAAAATTGTTGAGTTGAGCTTGACTCCCAGTGTACTTGTAAATGCTTTTGATGATCTTGTATCTTTAGGAACAGAAATTGCAACCGGAGAGTTTTTTGTTATTGATGATGGCAGAAATCAATTGTATGAGCAACGTTCTTTAATGACTGAAATGGCACAATTAAAAGAACAAAATAGCAATAATGATTCTGCTGTTCAGATAGCACAACTTATTTATTATTTGTCGCTTGCTTCTTTTAGTGTTTTGATTGGCGAAACAGATTTTGAGACTTCAAATGAAGCTGATGAGAACGCACAATTTGTATTTAATGAGATTAATTCTTTTTCTGTAGCGCTTAGTTCTGACACTTTGTTTTCTGCTACACGAAATTTGAGACAAGCTTTATACTTTGATCTAAATCAACGCTTTTTATCACTACCAACTAATAAAACTATTAGCTTGCTACAACAACAAACTAGTCTAGAGTTATGTTATAGTATCAATGGTGACCTTGACTATGAAGAAGTGATCTTAGCTGCAAATAATATTGAGCACCCTTTGTTTATTCCAGCTGCTATAGAGTTGAGCGTCAAAACAAAATGAAAGCTATCTTCGAATTATTAATAGATAATACTAAAATATTCCGAAAAGAATTTATTTCTTTTTATAGTTCACTTGATTCAATTGTTCATGAATTATCTGTTGATATATACGACAAAGATTCTGTGTGTCAACTAGGATCTACTTGTGAAGCACGCATTGATTATAAAGGTAGTAAAGTACAATTTTTTTCTGGTTATATCACGACACTTAAAAGAAGCTATTCTGACAGTGGTACATTGACAAGTATAACTTGTGAATCAAAATGTGTTGATCTTGTAGAGAGCAGTGCGTTACTTAAACGATCTTTTGTTAGAAAAACATTTGTCGATTTATTGAAAGCAATACTAGATCCTTTTGGAATTCAACTTGAAAGTAGTATAAGCAATAATCCTGTTATTGAGAAATTTAATTTTCAAACAAATGAAACTGCATTTGAAGCTATAGAACGTCTGTGTCGTTTTTATGCTGTTCTACCTAAGCAATTACCAAATGGTAGTATAGCAATAGAAAATTCAAGTGAGTCTAGTGTCTCAGTATATAATTTCTATATTGGTCAAAAGGGTGTCTTATCCATAGAAACTACTGAAACAAGTAGTGATATAAATTCAGAATATATTGGACTATCTCAATATTCCGGTCAGGGTAAAGCTTGGACAGATTCTGTTGTGTCAACTGAAGCAAAAGCCTATGATGTTTCTTTAAATAGATACAGACCGAGACTCTTTATAGCTGAGGGAAGGCTCACTAGAAAAACACTTAGAGAGCGGGTGTACTGGGAAGCACAAGTAAGAAGTGGTCGCGGTAAATCTTTGCAAATTGTTACAACAATTATATTTAATAATATTTCTTTTTGGAAATTGGGTGATTTAGTTACTTTTACAGACCAACAAAATCGAAGTAGTCTATGGGTATTATCCGAGTTAGATTTATCTCAAGGAGATCAAGGAACACAAACTAGATTGACGCTTGTTCCTCCCGGAACTTATTCAGCAAATCCAAGTGAGCAAGTGAGTTTAACTAAATGAGTATGCTTAATAAAATAACACGTAGAATGCAGAATATTGTTACAAAAGTTCTTATAAAAGCTGTATATGATTCTAATCAAATACAGCTTGTTAAATTATCTGGAATATATAATGAGGTAACTGATAAAGTTGAGCGCATACAAAATTATGGTTTAACAAGTAATCCTCCTCAGAATAGTGAAGGAATATCTCTTTGTTTGTCTGGAGATAAAGATCATCAAATAGTTATTGCTTGCGATAGTGGAGCGTACAGAGTACAAGTTGAGAATGGCGAGGTAGCAATTTATTCTCAGTATGGTCAAAAAATATTACTAGCTAAAAACGGAAATATTGAGACCACACAAAATATTTTTTCTGTTGGCACTGGCACATCTGCTGTGACTATTGCTAATAAGAATGACTTATTATGGCAGAAATTATATACTGTGTTTTCAACTTGGGTGCCGCCAATTTCGCCCACAATTGATAACGGTGCTTCTTTAAAGACTGCTTTTCAAGCTGCTTTTGGAAGTGGTCCAGGCTCAACGGGTAGTAGTAATTTAAAGGCTGATTAATGGCAATATTTGATGTAAAACTTTTTTACTTTACTGCTGACGGAACATTACCTGGAACAGGACGTTTACGAGTTGATAATAGTGATCTAATTGCAGATAATACAATAGCTACAGCTGTTGTAAATTCATTGCTTATTGATAAACGTTATAATAATGAGCAAGGTTTTTGGGGCGATGTTTTATTGGGTCGCAGTATAGGATCCCTATTGTGGACACTTGAGCGATCAACGATAAACGAAACAACATTAGCGCTAATTAAACAGTATAGTAAGGAAGCCTTGCAATGGTTACTTGATAAAAAAATAGTTTCCTCTATCGATATTTCTGTGTATCGACAATCAACTAATCGAATAAATTTGGAGATACACTACACGGAATAAAAATGTCAAGAAAAACACTTTTACAAATTTATAATGATATAATTGCGGATATGAAGTCACGCATTACGAAAAAAAATGTCCCAGACATTTCAACACTTGGCCTTTTAGCAATTGTGTTTTCTGGCGCAGTGCATGGAATGAATGGCTATTTAGATTATTTATGGCGACAATATTTACCAGATCTATGTGATGAAAAAGGCTTAAAGCGTTGGGGAACAATTTTCAATTTACCGCGCAAAGGAGCAACTTACACAAGTGGATTTGTTGCTTTTACTGGAACAACTGATTACACTGTTACTTCTGGCACATTGATTGTTAGTCCAGCTGGTAAAGAATACAAAACAGAAAGCGATTTTGTAATTGGGACAGACATCAGTGTATCTGTTATAGCATTAGATACAGGTAAAGATTATAACACTATTGAGGCAACATTTTCACTATCTGAAATCAATGTTGATATTGACTCTGATGTTTCTGTAATTTCTGGTTTTGATAATGGTGAAGATATTGAAGGTATTGAAGCTTGGCGCGCGCGTATACTTGATCGTTTTCGTAATCCACCGCACTCTGGAAATCAAGCGGATTACGAGCGCTGGGGAAAAGCGGTTACCGGTATTGGATATTGTTGGTGTATACCAGGAAAATTTTGGCTTGGAGCCGGAACAGTTGCTTGTGTTTTTGCTTCGAGTACATTGACTCCAGTCAGTACAGATGTATATAATGCAGCAAAAGCATATATAGAAACTGTTAGACCAGTGCCAGCTAACGTAAGCTATGTAAATTGTGCACCAATAGATGTCGATATTGAAATGGCTTTGGATCCAAATACATCAGCACAACAGGCCTTGATTGAAAGTGCGCTTGAGGATTTGTTTATTTTGAGTGCTAGATCTGGTGGTACGTTATATTTATGGGAAATTCAACGCGCAATATCGAGTACGTTCCCAACTGATTATGAAATAATTGATATTGTAAAAGATAGTGTGTCTATTGGTGTAGATAATGTTACCAGTGCTCCACCGCAATTGTTGAAATTAGGAGATTTGACATACAATGACTTTTAGTCTTACTCGAACAACTTATGACTATACTGAGGCATTGTGTAGACTATTGCCAAAAGGTATACTATATCGATTAGAAAAATTGTTCTTATCATATATTGTTCAAGACTCCATAACTTCTGACACAATATATAATGATTCAATTGATTCTGATACTGTTTACTACGACTCGATTTCAAGTGGTGATTCAAACGGAGATTTATTTAAACGATTGCTGTCTTGTTTTGCGTCAAAGCTGGTTGAAATTGAAGGTACGGCACTTAGTTATCTTAATGATACCGATCCAATAAATTGCAGTGGAGAGCACCTACTCGATTTTTTACGCGTCTTAGGAATACCTGACGAATGCATGTCTCAATTGACTTTGACTGAAAGTGACTTGCAAAAAATTGCACATGTAAAATTTTTATTTGGCGCACAAACAACTAATAAGCAATTTTATTTAGATGTTGCTGAGAGTCTTGAATACGATATAACAGTTGAGGAAAATATTGTTGACTTAAATGCTCGAATCATGGGTATTGCTAGAATGAATGTTGAGCGTATGGGTGGTAGATCTGGAAATTCACGCTTTCAAATAACAATTAATAGTGGTATATTAGACAATGAAATATTAAAATGTATTTTAGAAAAAGCTACACAGGCTCACGCTGTTATTTACTGGATTGAGGTTTAAAATGGTAGAAGAATACCCAAGAATACAAAGAATTGAAGCGCTAGTGTCAGCTATTAATCCTGGACAAGTGTGCATTGAGCCAAGTGATGATGTTGACTTAGGCTACAGAATGTTTTGTTACAAGGATCTAGCCGATCCACCAGTTTCTTATAAACTGCTGTCCAAAGGGAAGCCTGGCCTTTTATTGTCACTTGTATTAAGTGGTTTGGCTGGTGATATAGGACTAGTTAGACACACAACTACTGGCTTGCTTATTGGTGGTAAAATATCGGTAGATACTTTTAATACATATTTGACCGATGGTCCTTTGATCAAAGATTGTGTAACATCTTTAGCTAAAGACGGTGAATCAGAATTACAAGGTGACCTTGTTTTATATGAAGGTGCAAATGTAACGATCACTCAAGAAGTGGATGGTTTTACAATTGCGTCAACTGGTGGCGACGGTGTTTCTGGTTTGACTCCAGGAGCTATTCTGTTTGGTAAATCAGATGGTACGATTGCGGAAGACTATACTAATTTACATTATACAGCGTCAGAACTACTTTTGCAACATAAATCAAATACAATAGCTACCTCAGCTACGCTTGAAGCGTTTACCACTGGCGCGGGCAACATAAATAATGCGACGGCGAGATTACTTGCTGTAAAAGACGATAATTTTGTTAGTGGACGGGCGGAAGCTTTTGTTTATTCGCAGCACGCTAAGGTGGGTTTACAAGGACCAAGATCTTATGTGCAAGCGTATAATACAAGTCATGAGTCTAATATATCTTCTAGCGCTTTTGTAGAAGCTTTGACAAGTGGCAACGGTTCTCCAATAGCACATTTAGGTATACAAATTACTGACGTTGGGGAATATTTAAGGGTTGCTGTTCAAAAAGATCGTGTGTCAATAGTTTCGACAGGAACTGAATTGTTTTTTATTAGACCAGGAATAACACCAGCTGTAGTTGATTTTGTCTTTTCTGACGCCCATGGTAGCGTGTCTACTAAATCTATAAATTGCTTGAATGACCAAACTAATAATAGCGCTAGTTTCAGCCTTAGAGTTTTTTCAGCTGTTGACACAGAAATAATTGATACAACAAGCAGTAATTTAACTCTTGAGTCATCAATAAATAATAGTGCTTACCCTGCAAGCAGTGTCGCTACTGAAGCATTATTTGGATCGCATGCGCTCAATACTGGCGAAGCAAAAACAATAATTCGATCTTGTGTTGGAAGTGATTTGACGTATGCTCCAAAAATTGAACTTGACGGCTCTGATACGATAAAATTCGCTGACCAAAACAGGTATACAACTAATTCGTCTTATCGTTGGAATACTGCCGGTATCGCTTTATCTAGAGAGACTACTAGCTATAATCAATGGTTAGCGATGAAACTATTAGGAAATAATTATGAAAATTCTTTATTTGATTTATTTCTAGAAGGTTGCGGTTATATTGTCAGTACTCAAACTGTTGGGGCAGAAATAAAAGATTTAAAAATTTCTCCTGACGACGTGTATTCTCCTTTTGCATTAAATAATGGTCGCATAATGTTTTTTGAAGTGATTGTATTAGCCGCGTCAGTTGGTAGTATTGGCGTACAGGCTTGGAAATATGACTGGCTCATTGGAAGACTAGATCCTATAAGTGGAGGTCCAAGATCGCCCGTTTCTAATGCACCTTATTTTTCTAGGGGCGCTGATGTCGCAGCATATTGTCATTTTTTTATAAACGAAGATACAAATTACAAATTAACTATACGAGTATCAGGCATTAGTGGCATAACTACTAATTATAGTGCTCGAATGATTAGAAAATGTGAAGTCACTGGTGGTTATGGAATGACAAGTTGATACCAATTTATTACATAAATATGGATAAATCGATAGATCGACGTCATTATATAGAGCAAGTATTTTCAAATGAAAATATAATACGTGTAAGTGCGCTTGATGGCCTGCTTTTTTCTAACGGTGCTTTTGATAAAGCTAGTAGACCTATTTGGGATCAATGCGTCTATAACGCATTAGTAGCTTATAAAATTATTGGGTATGACGCAAAAAATTATTACTCGCTATATCCAACAGAATTTGCGTGTAACTTTAGCCACAGAAAAGCTTGGGTTAAATTTATCAAATCCGGGTGTCGATGGGGAATTTTTCTTGAAGATGATGTTGAATTTGCTGATATAAAGACGTTTAAAAACATACTTAACTATATACCAAACGATTGTGATTTTTTTTACTTATGCAATGAAAGTCACCCTGGTAATAGATTAATGCTATACAATGACGGTCAAGTGAAATGGTCACGAACATTAATGGCTTATATGATTTCTAATAGATTTGCCACACAAGCAATTGAAGCAATGCTACCTGTGTATTATCAAACTGATTGGCAAATACCTTTTCGATTATTCAAAAGCTTTGAGAATACTTGGCGTGAACAACAACCAAATTGGCGTGAATTTCCACGATTTAAAGCGTATGGCTTGAAAACTAATGACGTCAGTATTATTAAGCATTCTCATTTTGCAAATACAACAACGTTTACACAAAACGGTCGTAAAGATTGGCTAGATAATGATTCTTGGATGTGAGGTTACAAATGGACGTCGAAAAGTGTATATCCGATTTATATGATCGTGGAAATGAATTAAAAACAACTATTGTCAGAATTGAGACAAAAGTTGACAGCTTAATATCAATGGTTCCAAATGCTGTGACTAGACATACTGAGCAATGCCTATTTTATACTGAATTGGATAAGCAAAAAAGAATTGATATACTAAAAAGTATGCTGAAAAAAGAAGAAAATAACGATAATATATCTATAAAAATGTCTAGCAATACAGCCCGAAAATTGCTAAAGATAGTTGTAACGCTAATAGGTAGCGCTATATTGACACTTGCAGGTTACTATATACCAAAAGTGTTATAAAGGAGATGCGCAAATGACACTAAAACTGACTTATGCGACTATTGATAAAATGTACGTTTTGTTTAATAGTATTTTAGATAAAGGAAACATACCAACAAATTTGACTACACGTAGAATAATTAGAATTTTGAAGGCACATGTTGAGGACTTCACATCGCAGCTACAAAATGAACCTATCGCAAAATTTTTGAAAGAAAATATGAACGATAAAGGCTTCGTTCAATACAATACTGAAAATCCATCACAGGGTGAGAGATCGTTTAAAGAATTGATGGCAACTATTGTGAATATTGATCTACCTAAATACAATCAAAACTCATTGTGCATGTCTTTTGGTAATAGCGATCTTGACAGTAACTTTGCTGATATACTAATTGAGTTAGATTTACTAGAGGATAAACAAAATGCATCGAATTGACTCTGATGGTTATGTTGAAATAAGCGGTAAAAGATATTTTCAAAATCAAGCTGACGGTCCTCCACCAATAGTTGGAACGATTGACCACGCGTCTTGGAATAACGCAATTCAAGAGGAATTTTGCTTGTTTCTCGAAGCAATCGGCGTAACACTAGCAGCTGATAGCGCAGCTGATTCAAGCGGTGGCTGGCACCAATTACGCGATAAATTGGTATTGAGTGGCGGTTTAAATGCCGCAAATTTAACTGGCTCAATTGTAATAGGTGACTTCACTGGGTCTGGCGAGTGGCAACAAAGTTCCAGTTTATTGCTTTATTGGAAGCGATTAATAGAGACACCCTTAAAGCTTCAAAGATCTGATATAAGCTCTGACTATATACAATGTAGAATTATAGATGACTCTATAACAACTAGTTCAGCAAAAATACATTCGGCAGGCTATTTAGAGATAACTAAAAATGGCGCAAACACAACTGTTACCGGCGAGGGTGTTTCTTTTCCTAACGGTCCTGGAACGTCAGTTATCCAAGGAGCACATTTACGAAAAACAAGTATTGTAATAACTGGCGCGTCTTGGTCTGCTGTTGGTAGCGATGGAATTTACACAAACACTGTTGATCAAGATCTTGGCTTGCCTTCTTTATCTACAGATCAAGTTTTTTCAGCTTTTATAAATTATACTGCTTTTGGAGTGACTTATTGTATCCCAGCTGCAATAGCTTTTAATACAACGTCAGGAGACCTTCAAGATATAACAGTTGTGTCTTGGGACGGTAACACACCTCCGGCAACTTTTAATTTAATTATTGAGTGGGATGCTACTGGATTGACGGTTTAGTCGTTTCGGTGCCGCCAATCGTGGAGATACTTCCGGATAGTGTTATCTGAGATTCTACCGTCAAACTTCTCAATCAAATGTCGAGAAATTTTGTGCGGTAGAAGCGAACGATCTTTTTCACAGTCCGCGAATTGAGCGTAAAGAAAATCACGCATTTGACCGTCGCGTGCGCTTGCGTCAGGAATAATCAACTTTTTTTGCTTTTTGACTTTTTTCACTTTTTCTTTTTTTGGTTTTTCTTCTTTTACCTTTTTTGACTTTTTCACCTTGGTACTTGTGCTCTTGATTTTTTCGTCAAGATCTTTTTTTACCTTTTTTGACTTTTTGATCTTTGTCGCGATTTCTTTTTCCTTCTTTTTGTTTTTTTTCATTTTTTTCCATCCTTTTTTTGTAACGTGATACAAATCACGTCCATTGTGTTTTGCTGTCTCAATAAATCCACGTATCTCAAGAGATCTCAGCACGGCCATTACGAGACTAGGTGTGTATCCAGTGTCATTTACGAGCTGAGAGTGGTCCAGGGGAGCGCAGTTATCGCGCTGATAGTACCTATGCGGCCGGCACAGTACGCCGAGCAAGCCTGTGTCGAGTGGCCCCACTACTCGCCGGTTTTGGGGACGATACGGAATTTATCACCGTATTTGGCGCGTAGAGCGGCCAATTCGGCACGCATTGCCTCGTGCTCGGAGCGCGACGCAAAAGCCTTGTCAACAGCGTCGCGAACCCGCTGCGACGCTTGCTCGCCGCTGAGTTTTTTCTCGCGCACATACACGTCCGTACAGTCGTAGAGCGCGCGTCGCAATCTCCGGATAGCTACGCCAAGAGAGAGTTCACGTCTCTTTTCATCGGTACTCTCCTTTTGTTCTTTTGTTTGCTCTTTTGTCTGATTTTTTGTTGCGTCTTGTTTTGCCATATTTTCCACCTTTTCATTTTTTACACGAGGCGTGATTGCTACGTGCATATTATTGTTATTGAGCCGTATCAATTTTTACACCTAACTGCAAGCGCTGTTTTAATTTTTGTGATTTGCCCTATTAATAATGTATATATTGCAATAACTATACCAGTATAGAAAATGTACTGTGCAAAAAGTTGCAAGTGCTACGCAAAAGTTATAGTAATATAAGTTATTGATAATGTTACTTTTTATTAAAATTACTCTTTTGCTATGACATTAATGTCATAGTAACAGTTTATTACTGTACACCAAAATATAATGATATTAATAACTTATAATTTGGCACTTGTTTTGCATTACAAGCGAGCATGAACAGCAACACACAACAAGGAGGCGAGAAAATGTTATCACTAACGCAAGAAGAACGTCGTATGGATTATCGTGGAGCGCGAAACAAGCGCGAGTATCTCAACGACGTCGTAAAAAACGCCTACGCTGCTTGGTACGCGGATACCGATACAAGTCACGAGACAAGGGTCAATCACATGAGACGGTGCCGCAAAGCTGAGCACGATCGATCGATACACGAAATGTTTATGGCCGGTATGGGCTGGCTATAACAAAAAGGAGGTTGGAGAAATGGCAATAAAAACTAGATTAGGTTTGGCTTTACTGACAAAAAATGGTGTACAGTTATTTGTAACAAAATGTGAGGATACATTGGATTTATTCGAATTGTCAACTGACAAAGAGAATGCGATTGAATTTGACGATCTTAATGTAGCATGTCTCGCGCAAGATCTTTTGCGTGACAAACTGTGTATTTTCGTCGATGTTGTAGATTTGTAGTTTTTGTCGCAGATTCGAGCATAAAAGCTCGCACAAAAAGGAGATTGAAGAATGACGCCTCATGACAAAGTAGTTGAGCTGTGTGGAGATTTCGAAGCAAAATCAAAAGAGGATTTGGCGATTAGGGCGGAGCGACAACGGGTACGAGCTAATAAATGGAAAGAGCGTTGTGACCAGCTAGAGCGCGTTGCGTCAGAGCAACGCAGTGGATACGAGAAACGTATTGCTGAACTGGTTGACGAAATTCAAAAAATAAATACAGAAGTCAATAAAAATATTGAGAATCTTAAAAAAGATTCTTTCGAAGATCACCAAAAAATTCGTCGCCTTAATGGCGAAAAAATTGAGGCATATTCTAGGGGGTACAAAGAGGGCATAGAATATGCAGAGAACCAATATGCACGAGAAATACGTATTGGTCAAAAAGAACTCGCTCGTCGCCGAAAAGAGCTAGTTAATGAAAAAATCCATGCATTGTTGTGGGATAGTGTAACAGGACTGGACGGTAATGACGAATTGATTGAATGGGTTAGGCGCGCAATTAAGCGTCGAATTGATGCTCCAAATCATGTCTATGTTGTCGTTGTAGGGGGCTCGCAAAAGCGAGAAAATAGTCAGCCAAAATTAATCGGCAATCCAGGCTATCACACAACCCCCTCGGGGGGGACAATCGTGAATTATCCAGGCGCATATGGCTGGAGTACAGTGTATCATCGCTCGACAGAACGAGTAGAAGTTGGGCGTAGCTGGATTCGTAAAAATATTTATTATCTCGCAAAGTCTGAGGCGGAGATAAAGATAAAGTAATTTTTGTTTTCGGTACTACACACAAAATTATTTGTGTGTAGGATCGAGCACAAAAGCTCGTATAAAAGGAGATAGAAATGAATCGTAAAATCGTAACAGTAGGACGCTACGGACAAAAAATGGCGACAGTTCGTCGTGCAGGTATTCGCGTGCCAATTTGGGCAGGTAAAATATACACAATGCACATTAGGCAAGACGGTGTCAAAACGTGGCATTTTGACAAATACACGGGTATCAAAACGAGATCTGGTGATCACCCATCAACTAAATTTATTGACGAGGTAGAGCAATGGGCGCGTAAAAATGGTCTGGAATATATCGCACGCGTACGACATGGAGATATGATAACGGACGAGTAACAAGTTACTAAAGGAGGTAGGCAATGAAAAAAGAAGAATATAATTTTTCATCGCGGTATCAAAAAGTAAAAATTAAAGAAGGATCAAAAATTGCGACGGTCGGTCGTCGTGGGTCAAAAACACAAAATGGTAGACCAGTATGGACGGGTAAGATCTATCGAGCAAAAAGGAGAATCAAAGACGGTGTAATGATTTGGAAGCTAGAAGGTTATTTTGGTGCATCAATTGCGTTTGCCAATTTTCCGCCACAGTATTTTTGTGACGCTTTGCAAAAGATGGTTGCGAGTAACACAAATATACTTTGCTGGGTACCATGGGGGTCAATGATGCGCGACAATAAACCAGTGTCAAAGCACAAATTTGACATAGAAATGTGAGGAGACTATGAAAAAGAAAAAATACACAAGAAAAGAGTGTATCGCTTTTTGGGGCCGAGGTTATGATTCTAATCGTGGCTATGTTGTGGGAAAACCAAGTGAAACACCAAAAGAATGCGCCGATCAAATGGACTTAACTGATGTTGATATAATAGACATAAAAGGATCAATAACAGGTAAAACCAAAACAGGACACATTATTGTAATATCCAAGACACTATTAGCGAAACCTTATCTTGTTGATATTACCGAAGAAGCACAGTGGTGTGATGATTTCTGAGCTATCTATATTGGAAAAAATAGATAAAGCAAAGAAATATTTTGTGTGGGTGACTGATCTTAATAGTCATGTTGCGACTACGAAAAAGGAGGCAAGGAAGCTTTATATAAAATATAAAAATAATGATAGTCCCAATGATTACCGTTGGCATTTGGAACATGTAAAGTCGGTCAATGAATATTGGCTTTACGTAAACTAAAGGAGAAAAAATGTTTATAAACATCCAAATTGTTCCTTTTAGTGCTGAAACGCCCAGCTGGGCGAAAAAAGTTTGGTTGCGTGCAAAGTCAAATCAAAAAGAAAATGCCGTCACACACATGTGTCATGTGTGTGAGGGCAGAGGTAAGTTAATTCATGAAGTTTGTCGAAAATGTAACGGTAAAGGCGAAGCGTCTTTCGTAGAAGCACTTCGCGCCGATATATCGACTGACGACAGAGATGTTCTACAAGAGGTAGCTTCTTTAATATCAACGTTGTCAGAAGTGCACATTCAGCGGACTATCCGTTTGACCGAGCACGGAGGGGGTCTCACCAATAGAGGTAGCGCGCATATTGTGTGTGGCCTTAAAGGTGAGCCCTTATTGGCTATAGCGGGTAGGCCGAAATGTAACAGAGACCACGCTATATTTTATGCACATGCAGCCATGTGCGTCGAGTACCATCACCATAGAGGTGTTGGATCGGGAGAGGTGAAATTTATAGGTATTGATCGAGAAATTGATCATAATTTGGGTTTATCCGAAAAGCTATTGTGGACCTTTTCGGATGAACAATATGGGTTTGAAGATCACAGAAAAAATGGAGAATACAGATCTTTGCAAATTCCCATTGCTGCAATAGAAGCGGCAAAACAAAAGTCAAAATGTTACCATTGCCGCTCAACTTTTTACGCTGTTAACGGCGCGCAGGGGGTAAACGGTGCATTAACTGGCGCGGGGGCAGCCTTTGGTGGCATGCCAAGCCCTTTAAAAGGGCCTGGAATAGGCTACTAGTAAGATGCGTCATTTTATTTTCCATGTAGCGCCACAAGACGCTATTCAAGTCTCGAAATTTGCTGATTTTCTTGGTGTTCCGAGAGGAACATTACTCGATAGATTGGCACGAGATCTTGGTTTTTTACGTATGCGTCGTCCCGATGGCACTAGACGTTGGGTGAGAGAGACTAAATACTGGGAGCTTGTTGAAAAAGGCGAAGTGTGTTGGTATCGACAAGGACATATAGGGCACGAAATGGCCTACAAAAAAAGAAAGGACAATTGATGAAAATTATTACAATTCTTTTTGCTTTGGTAGTTGGTTGTTCGCACAGTGTTGTGATAGTAATCACAGACACGGGCGAGGAGCAAGAAACAATAATAGAAACGGAGATAGAGACAGGTCAAGAAACAGAAACAATAATAGAAGCGGAGATAGAGACAGGTCAAGAAACAGAAACAATAATAGAAACGGAGATAGAGACAGGTCAAGAAACAGAAACAATAATAGAAACTGAAATAGACACAAATACTGATATAGATACAATACATGAAGAGGAGACTGACATCGATACAAGTGATACTGAAGCGATAATAAATAGTTATGATTACGAAGTGGTGACAGCTTGTGGACAATATGTGTCTACTGAAAAAGATTGTGTGGACTCGTGCGAATATGACGCGCATACGCTTCGTAATGACTGGTATTACAACGTTCTGGGTGTACTCGTTGACTGTGATACGTTAATTCATTGCAGTTACACGAGTAGTGGAGCTGATTGGAATTGTACATGTTGGATACTGTGTAATGATGTGTAACTAATACACACAAAGAAAGGTGAACAAAAATGAATTGTGAAGACTGCCCGATTTACAAAATATTGGTTGACGCGGCGCAAGCTTCTGGCAAGGAATTGCCAGATATAAAGCACGCGTGCGTGAACTCAGAAACAGGAAAGCCGAGCGACTGCAAGGAAGTCCTGAGATCGTTTCTAGATCGCCGACTGCCTGTGTTGACATTTGATGATATTGTCAGCCAACAAGACGCCTATAACAGAGCGTTTTTTGTCTGTGTAATGGGTGGTACAATACCACCCGACAAAAAAGGAGAGTAAAATGAAAAAAGAAGAGTACAGTTTTTCAGCTAGGTATCAGCACGTGGATTTTGTGAGAATCGTGGATGAAAATACCGATTCTTCTTTCGTCTTGGTGGAGTGGAAAAACGAAAACAAAAAGGATCAGGAGATTATACTTTTGACTGCTAAGGGAGTTGAGCGTTGCCGCGCTGTAGAGATGGATTTAGGCGTTAACAAAAAACATTGCGAGATAGAACCAAACGGTGATCTATGGCTAAATACAAACGGACCGATCTTGGAATACGTATGGTGGCTTAATGTGGCCGAATTTGAGGCTTGGTACGCAAAACTTAGAGAAAGGGAAGAAAGAAAGCATCCAATAAAAGTTACTGTAATCGACTAGCCACACAAGCCCCAATTTTCGCCTGTTTTTACATCAGCCAGTACAGGAACTTTTAGTTTGATAGCGTGCTCAAATACGTATTTAATTTCTTTGATTGCTCGCTTGTCATCTAGAGGAAAATCAAGCTCGTCATGTACCGTCAATGAAGGATAGGTATATTTGTCAAATAAACCTTGCTCGTAGCATTGCAGTGTAACTTCTTTGAGATAGTCAGCTGCGCTACCTTGCAACACTCTATTTAGTGCTGTGTATGTTCGAGCACGTTTTATCCATCCATACTTTTGGAAGGCTTGTTCATAAGACATTGGCTTGCTATCTCTAGTCGAAGCATCCTCCCAATAATCGTAACGTGCTCGCCGGCCTAGTATTGTCGACACATAGCCTTGTTTTTGTGCCAATTCGCTGTAGTAGTTGAGTGTATCACGAGCGAATGGTGCTCCCGCATGGTACGCTTCAAAAAGTATATGCCCAGTTTTTCGGCTTATTCCTAATTGTCTACACAATTTAGGCTCACCCATGCCGTAGATGCCACCAAAATTAATATTTTTTGTGTGTGGCCGCTCAATCCATTGACCCGTTACTTTTTTGATCATATTTTGTACAAGAGAATGATAGTCCGTAGAAGCATCCCTATTGTATTGTTTACGAACTAAGACACCACTTTTACCAACAGCAAAATGAGCCAAGAAACGATACTCTATTTGTGATAGATCTATTTTTACCCAAAAAGTATTTGGTTCAGGCAAAAACAAACCGCGAATAATCGGTCCCCAAATAGGGTCACGAAAAGGAATATTTTGTAGGTTTGGATGACTCGCACTATACCTTCCATAACGTGTCCCGTATTGATCATCTTTCAAAGGATGAAAACTGCAATGAATCCTTCCATTCACATTTTTATCAATTAGATACGATTGAATGAATGTGTCTTTGATATGGTATAATTGACGAATATCAATTATACCTTGTGCTACTGGATGAGCACAACTAGATAGAAAAGTTTTATTGAAACTTGGATTTCCTTTTTTTGTAATTGGGTAGTTTACTTTGTGACGATCAAATAATGTCTTTAACTGCTTATTTGAGCGCACATTTTCATTACCAAATTTTTTTCGAAATAATTTTTCTAGATACTCAGCTCGTGCATCAATTTTTTTCTTGAGATCTTCGGCGCGTTCTAAATCAATACGGACACCGTTTTGACGCATACGTACAAGGATCGGTATTTGTGCGTTCTCACGCAAAAATAAATCATACAAGCCTTGTTCTTGTAAAAGAGGTATCTGTTTTCGTAATACACGGGGCGGTAATGCAACATCACCAATGGCGTATGGTGTTACTAATCTAGGGGGAGATCTGTAGATGTCTTTTCGTGGATCCTTACTTTCACCATAATGCTTGTCTATCCATTTATAGAGCTTAGAAGTAACTTTTTTGTGACCAAGATACTTATAGGCTAGGTCATCTAAATTTACTTTGTCTCTTTCAGATAAGAGTGCTTCAGAAAATTGAACATCAAATAGATCTCCATTTATTTTCACGCCATATTCAGATAACCAACCATAGTCGTATATTAGATTTGCGCCTATTTTTGGCTTATTGGTTTTCATGACATCTTTAAGCCAATACCAAAAATTTTCCTGCTCTTTTATATTATCTTGTGTATCTACTTCGTGATTGAGTGGAAAATACCATTGTCGATCATAACCCGCACTAATAGCAACGCCAACAATGCGACCGTCATCTCTTGACCATCCAGGGCCAAGTTTTTTGAGATTAGGATCATATGTCTCGACGTCAATTGTAAAAAATTTGGCGTCAAATATATTTGGAAATCTCACTTTGTAATTTCAATAGAGCGTATATTTTCTCTAGAAAAATATATATACTTTGTAGTATAGGATGACAACGCAGTCGATCTACTTTCTGTTTTTATTCCAATAAAACCATTTTCTGTACACTCAACAAATTTTCCATCGTAATGAGAATTAGTAATTAATGTTACTGTTACAATATGATTTTTAAATTCATTGTCAATTTGTTTTTCTAATCTAGACATGCTTCACCAGCTTTCTTTATCTTAAAAATTATTTTTTAATTTTTTCACTATATACCTGTTTATCATTTATTTTTAGCGTAACTTTTTTACCACGCAAAATGGTCTCTATTTTTATACCATCTTTCTCTATTATTTGATGTTGTCCTATTTCTGTTGCGTTGGTATCAAAGCATTCAAAGCACTTATCTAATGTACTATTCATTTCTTTAAATAATGCTTCAGCATGTTGAAATAATTTTTTCATTATTCAAACCTCCAATCAACTATTTCTTTGTAACGCTTTCCAGTTTTCACAACTATGTACTTTGGAGAACGTAATTGTTTTCTAGAGATATATAGCAATACTTCGTCAACTGTGATTGGTACATTATTGACATCTCCACCATGCTTGAAAAACCATCGTTTGGCCATAGTTCGAGCAAAACCTTTGTGCTCAAAACATACATATGATGTTATAAATTGTTTTCCACATTTATAAGTGATGAGTAATGTGTTCAAACCTTTTTTTGTCACATGTTTTTTATACAACACACGATCCACGCGAAATAATTTTCTCGTTATCTCAGCATTGAAATAGTCGCCGCCCATTACAGATAGATCTGACGCTTTTGTATGTAATTTATTATCTTTTGGAAAAATGAACTCACAATTGGGACATTTTGTAACACGCGCGTGACAGTATACTTTACATTTTGGGCATACTTTGACGGGCGCTTTGTGTGTCGCTAGATTACTTTTTTTCTTTTTCAAAAAAGGTAAATACACGTCATCAATGGGGCCGAGTCTTTTTATATTGCCAGCGAAGTCTAGTACGAGACAATCTGTTTTACCTTTTGCTGGGCGAGTACCGCGACCTAGCATTTGAACCCATAACACTGGTGACAAAGTTGGACGCAATACAACAATAAGATCAATGTTTGGAAAATCAAATCCAGTTGTCAGTATGTTCACATTGACAAGCGCTTTCAATTTACCTTTTTTATACTGTCGTATAATATGATCTCGATCTTGACTTGTCATTTTTGAGTCAAGACTTGCACAAGCGACACCATTTTCATTTAAACAAGTACAAATATTATTTGCATGATCAATACCACTAGCAAATACAAGCCAATGTTTTCTGTTATCTCCTTGCGTAGTAACTTCTTTTATTATTTGTTCAGTCAACGTTTTTTTGTCGACAGTTGCTTGTAAGTCTTTTGGTACAAATTCGCCACCGCGAACAAGTACTTTTGATACGTCGTATTCTGTATCTGTTTGTTTTGTTGTCAATTGAGCAAGATAATTGTCTTGTATTAATTGTTTGAACCAATATGTTGTTGTCAAATCAACAGCAAGATCTGTGAAGATTGGTCCATTATGTAGATAGCCTTCTTTTGTACGAAAAGGTGTTGCGCTAAGCCCAATAACTTTCACATTTGGATTAATTTCTCGTAACTCGTTTAAAAAAGTACCATACATTGTTTCCGCTTTTGGCGATACAAGATGACACTCGTCAATTATTACACAAGCAACTGTCCCAAAGTTTTTTGCAAGCTTGTAGACACTCCCTATTCCGGCAAAAGTTATTGGACGTATTTTTTTACAGCCGATACCAGCTGAATATATTCCAGGTTCACGGCACTGTTTATGGTAACGAATGTAACAACTATAGTTTTGAGTTATCAACTCTTTTACATGTGTCAGAACAATTACTCGTTTTTTATTTTCGTCAAGTATCTTTAAAATCTCAGCTATTATAAGTGACTTACCTGTGCCAGTAGGCATAGCAATGACCGGGTTACCGTTGTTGTCTCCATAGTAATCCCACAAATAATCAATAGCTTTTTGTTGATAATCACGAAGTTTCATCAATAATTATTTTCTTTTCATAATATCTATTTTACCACGTATCCAGTGTAAATTCAATATAGGATTATTCCAAAAAATTTGTGGCTCATGTCCTAATAGACTGCTTTCTATCAAGGCATCAATTATTTCTTTACAGTCGTCATATGTCATAGCGCTTCTAATACACAATAGGTGAGCTAGTATATCTTGACCATGATCTTTCAATAAATATCCAGCAATTTTTGTGTAAAACACATGGCGCTGTTTTTCAAAAAAGTCTTGAATAATCGTCACACAATTCTCCATATTTTCTAAATTGAGACACACCAATTTTGTTTTTGCCAATTTCTTTTGTGCAACACCAAGTCCCGATAGATGTGTATCTACCCATATAAAAAGAATTTGCCTGAACAAATTTTTCAGTGCCTTCCACAACCTTTAACGGTCGACTAAATTCACATGTACGGCAAGACTTTTTTGGAGCTTTATTATCATGACAAATTTTATTGTAAGGACACATACGGCACTTATAAAAAGTAGGATCTAGACTAATTTTCATTGGCGCTTCTTGTGTGTATATAATATCGTATGCACGATCAATATAATATTTTGCCATTTTTTTACTTGTCTTGTAACGTTTGATATAATACTCGGATGTATTTTTATTGTAACTTATATACACAAAACCATCGGCACCAAATAGATATGCATATATGTTTCCCTGCGACCAATGTTGTCTGTTGTAAGCTTTCAGTCCATGTTTTTTCAATTGATTAAAATAAGCTTCTTTTGATGTTTTGCATTCAACCACATAGATCGCGTTTTTTGTAAAGAGTAATCCATCCAAAGAGCCGCCAAAATGACCATAGCAATCTGTCACCCTAAATTGATTTTCTGTATCTTTTGGACGATCATATATTTTGTAGCCTGCATTAGCAAGATCTAATAATATTAACTTTTCTGCTATTTTTCCAAAGTCAAGTATTCTGGCGAAACGTGCTTCAATTTTATAGCGGCTTGCCCACCTAAAGTTATACCAAATATACCTGGAACAATCATGTCCAATAATAGACGCACCAAGATGTGTGCGTAGTTCAGAATAGATTGAACCACTTTTTTCGACGCGCTTTTCAATTGTTTTTGATTTTATCATTTGTGCACCAAATATAACACACAACCTTTAACAGTTGTGTGTTAGTTTTGTTTCACAAACTATCGCGCCCAGTCAGGTATGTTACTTTTTTTCTTCTTTCCTTTTTTCGACTTCTTTTCTTCTTTTTTTGTTTTCTTTGTTTTTTTGGCCTCTTTCTTTTTGACTACTTTCTTTTTTGATGGACGTCCACGTTTTTTCTTTGGCGGCTCGTCTTCGTCTTCGTCTTCGTCTTCGTCTTCGTCTTCGTCTTCGTCTTCGTCTTCGTCTTCGTCTTCGTCTTCGTCTTCGTCTTCGTCTTCGTCTTCGTCTTCGTCTTCGTCTTCGTCTTCGTCTTCGTCTT